AGCCATCCAAAGCAGAACGGGCGGCATCCAGGGCAGAGGCCGAATCATCGACTGAGGTATCAGTTGTGCTGGTTGAGCTGCTGTATAACTTACCGATCAAGTCCGCAATCGAGTCTTTTAGTTGAGTTGTTTTCGCCGCAATCTCTTCTGCTGTGCCACCTAATATAACCAGCGCATCGACCATGCCCATTGCCTGCGCAATAGCAGCTCGCCCTTTCTCGGTCATAGGGTCGAGGGCATCAACATAAGCACGCAAATCGAGAATATTGCTGATATGGGTTTTCATTGACCGATTGAAGGCATCCAGCTTGGCTTGAGCTGCTTCACGTTCTTTAGCATTCCGCTCAGCATCCGAGTAGGCCGCCTCATAATACTTAGCAGCAGCTTCTTTCAGCGCATCCATGCCACCGACTAATTGAGCGAGGGCCTCGGCTGCCCCTAAAGCCCCCGGATGCAATGCATCAAACTGGATACCCAGTTGATCACTAATCTTGACCATTGCATCTAAAGTTTCAGTGGCTTCTTTCTGAGCTTTATCGACCACTAAAATAGATTGCATATATTGGAAGGCGGAAGCAGCTGCATCCCGACCTGCTGCAGTGGTCAAATCAAGGCTTTTGATGTACTGCTCAAACTCGTCTTTGCTATCAATGGCCGCCACACCAGATAAGCCGAGCTTAGCATTCCACGCATCCAAAGCATCTTTCGATTGCTTCAAAGCGGCGGCAGCTAATTCAGCCGGATCAGCAAAGTTTTCAACATAGAACGCTAGCTGTTTGAGAGCAGCGTCCGTACCACCCAAGGCATCGGTGAGCAAAGCCGCATCCCGTAAAGCCAAATCCCAGCTTTGTGAAATCTTCAAACCTAAAGCGGATAACTGTGGTAGAACTTGCTGTGCGACCGTGCCAACATACTGAATACGCTCAGCAACGCCTTTCATGCCGTCCTTGAATAAACCGCCATCAATGCCTTGTAAGGCTTGCTTCACCCCCTCAGGCATGGCTTCAAACATGGTCATGGCACGCTGGGTCATTAAACCCACACCATCCAAGGCATTACCCGTAAAGCCATCCATTGCTGCACGCACGGCATCAATCGCCGCTTGCCCTTGTTTAGTATTGGGAATCAGGGCTGCAAACGCATTATCGAGAGCAGCCATACCATCCAAAAGCGTCTGCATCTGGGTGATTTGCTCTTTGCTATCACGCCCCACGGAGCGCGAGCCATCCACCAATCCAAATGTGCCGAAGGCCGTGGTGCGTTGCAGCGCTTGGGCAGAACGGGAAGTACCATACCAGCCGCCACCCTCCCATTTATCATCCGCAGAATTGCCGAAAGCTGCTTTAATTGACTGCTTGCCACCAAACAGCTTGCCAAATAGCATGGCTGCGCCGACGGCTAAACCTACCGGGCCGAGTGCACCTACCACACCGCCGATACTGGAAGCCAACCCGCCACCGCCTAAAAAGCTCGTCACCGCGCCAGTAATAGAGGTACTGAGCGTCCCCAGCAAACCACTCCCCGCAGCGCCAGCAGCACCGGTTGAACCAAATAAATTCCCCAAACCCAGCAAATTCGCTAAACCATTACCAGCTCCACTAATCGCATTCGTCAACAAACCTGACACCGGCTGCATCACCGCCTGAATCACGGGCTTGAGCACCATATTATTAAAGGTATCTTCTAGGGAGTCAGCAAGGCTTTCAAACTCAAAGCGCCCCGTTTTGACCGCCTCCAGCATGGCCTCAGTAAGGCCATCAGAAACCGCATTGGCAATCGCACCTTGCCGATCCAAAGCCGCAATTTGCTTTTCTAGCTCTACGCGAGTTTGTGCCAGTGCCACCCCATAACCTTCGGTTTTGTATTTCAACAAGTCAGCGGCCGCAGCAGATTGGGTGAGCGCCACGGTTTTTACTTTTAGTTCTTCGCGGAGCTTTTTAACTTCATCCTTGGCTTTGGTTTGCTGTTGGGTTTGCTCTTTCAGTGCCTCCGTGCGTTTTTCATCAGCGGTTTGAGCCGTGGCTTGCGCGGTGGTATAGCCTTCTAGTTCTAAAGCATGAGCGCGTGCTGCTTCCTTACCTTGTTCTTGTTCAATACGAGCAATAGCGAGGGCATTGGCTGCATCTTTGAGTGCATCACGGATTTTTTCTTGCTGCTGGATTTGTTCCTTGATTGCCGCAGTACGGCTTTCGTCCGCCGCTTGGGCAGCCGCTTGGGTAGCGGTATAGCCTTCGAGTTCAAGGGCATGCTGGCGAGCCACTTCTTTACCTTGTTCTTGTTCAATGCGAGCAAGGCTCAAGGCTTCAGCCGCTTCTTTTAGCCCTTCCTTGGCCTTTTCTTGTTGCTGGATTTGTTCCTTGATGGCTTCGGTACGGCTTTCATCGGCGGTTTGAGCCGTGGCTTGCGCGGTGGTATAGCCTTCTAACTCTAAAGCATGGGTGCGTGCCGCTTCCTTACCCTGAGCCTGCTCGACACGCACAATACTTAGTGCTTCGGCGGCTTTTTTCAGGGCATCATGGATTTTTTCTTGAGCCTTGGCGGCTTCTTCGGTTTGCTTTTTTTCTTCTTCTAGCTTTTTAATGTGGGCTTCGGCAGCAATAATGGCATCTTGCTTTGCGCCTACTATACCCCTCATGGTCAACGCATAGCGTCTGGCTGGTTCTTCACCATCCGCAAGCTTTAAGTATTGTTGCTCAAGACCCTGAACAACTTGCTTAAAAGAATCTTCTGATTGCTTGGCAGCTTCTTTTGAAGCAGCCTGAATCTCACCACTTCCAGCAATGATGCCACTGGCAAGTCCTGTAGACACATCTAGCCCAACTAGAGCCATCACGCGACTAGGTGAATGCGTATCCAAAGTCGAGCGAACTGTATCTTCGACTGATTGTGCGGCTTGGCGTGATGCTTTGATATGACTATCAGCACGTGACATGCCTTCAGCCAAACCGTTAACAATATCCTCTCCCGCTGAGCGCATTTTTTGCCATGCGCCGTTAGCAGATTTACCAATCTCAGATAATGAAGGTAATTTAATTTCTGGGATTAGTGCCTTGAGTGACAGATTCTGCCACCAACTGACAAATCGCTGAGCTATCTCCCAACCTTGCTCTAATAGGGTCATATCAGCAGCACCCGCCTTAGTGTCTAAACTCCAAGTAGACCACCAATCACCAAATGCCTGAGCCTTATCCCATGCCCAAATCAATGTATCCGCAGTGATGTCAGCAACAACCTCACGCAGATCCCACGACTGCCACCAATCATTAAATACCTGAGCAGCTTGCTTTGCATTACTCAAGCTTGCAGCCTCAATCTCTAAACCCCATGCTTTTAGGGTCGAACCATCCCACCAGTTGGCAAAAGAACTAACTAAGTTTTGCGCTTCTTCAATCTGTGCTGTCGCAATATCCAGAACTTTTTCACTAAAGGTAGTGCTATCCCACCAACTCAAAAAGCTATCTGTAGTCGTTTGCATATCAGACCACAAGCCATTCCACCAACTACTGATCGATCCCCAATTATCATAAATCACATAGGCCGCAGCACCGATGGCAGCAATAGTTAATCCAATAGGGTTAGCCAACAACGCCGCACCCAATGTACTAATGACACCTATAGTTGCAGTTACAGCACTAGCCAGAACACCAAAAGCGACCGCACCTGTACCTAAAATGCCACCAATGATACCCATAGCGCCGATAAAATCAGCGGTATAACCTGAAAGGCTTTGGAGAGGGTCAAGAAATGTGGAGATTGCGGTAGTAGCAAGCTCAAAATACTGAGAGGCTTTATCTATAACATCGAATCGATCAAATACACCAACAACCCATGCGGCTACATCACCCAGTGTTTGAAGTGTCCCAATTGCACCTTGCAGCACTTCGCTACCAAAGCTTGAAACCTGATCTTTACCAAAGAGATTAGAGATGAAGCCACTAACACCATCTGATGAAGTGCGTAAAGTCCGCAGACTCTCATTCACCCAATCCAGAGCGTCCGTTAGATGTGGGCCGAAGGCACTTAATAGCTCCGCACCTAAAAGACCAACCTCCTGCTTAACGCCAGCACCCGCACTTTTCATTTCAGATAAGGCATTGCTTGCCTGATCCAAAATAGTCTTTTCCTCAGCAGTAATCAGGAGGCCACGACGCTCTGCGGTTTCTCCAATCTCACGTAAGAGAGCAGCATTGTTCGCTAGTAGAGGTTGTAAAGCACTTGACTCATCAGCTAGCGCTTCTAATAAGAATGTTTTTTGGTTCTGAGTAATGCCTTTGACAGTATTTAAAGCATGTCCAATTTTTAATAGCGCCTTGTCAGGCGACATTTTGTCGAGTTCTTTGATGTTGAGGCCAAGCTTTTTGATTACATCAACTGCCTCCCCCCCATCAGTTGCAGCCAACTCCCCCAACTTATCGCTGACATCTTTGAAAATGTCGCGCATTTTCTCGCTACTGAGGCCAGCTTTCTCTGCCCCCAGACCCCAAACCTGCAGAGCTTCAGTCGATACGCCCAACTGATACTTCGCATTTTTAAGCTCATTGTGATATTGAATTAGATCAGAGGTTGCCTCTTTAAAAGCAGAAAACCCCAAAGCTCCTGCAATAGCTGAGGCCATCCCAGTGGCTAAGCCACCCAGATGACCAGCCACTGTTTCAGCAACCCCACCCAATCCTTCAACTGAACGTGCAGCACCCTTCGAGGCTGCATCCGTTTTATTTAACCCCTCCGCCGCCTGATCAGCCGCCTTTGCCATCCCATCCAACTGCTGCTCAGTCTTTTGAGCAGCAGCCCCTGTGTCTTGCAAAGCCTCTTCCGTACCCTGCAAAGCTCGATCCGCCTGCTTGGCTTCTTTCTCAGTTTTACCCAAACGCTCGGTGATTTCATGCACCGCTTGGGCGACATCACCCGCTCCATCGGCGCGGAAAATGATTTTAAGAAGTAGGTCGCTGCTCATGACTTCGCTCAACTAGGGCACGGCGTGCGCCCTCAGCAAGCGAGCGCACCGCGCGGTAGGTCTTTGGGATGTTGTCGCACTGCGTGGCACGCAGCCACTCCATCACCATCAACCCATTTAAGGCCACCGGCGTTCCGGCGGCATTGAATAACCATTGGTCATGCACTTCCGTGAAGACAAGAAAGGCTTCCCAACAGTCCGGGTCAACGAAATAATCAGTGCTAGTCGGGGTGGGGCTAGAGAGCGAGTTAGCGAATGCGCTGCCCAATAGCCACCGGGCGGATTTCAGAATACGCGGGGTTAGGCGTTGACCACGGGTAGAGTCGCTTCGGCCTCCGTAGTAGGCGTAGCCGAGGTCACGGAGTTTTTTTCCACCACCTGCTCAATCGCCTGACCGCTGGCCATCGTGCGTAAAGCAACCGCTAAAGCAGCCGAATATTCGTGTGAGGCCTGCATTTGTTGATAGACTTCCGCCGACCACTCCACTGCCACACCATCACCGTATTTCAAACCTTCGCAGCGCAGCAGGTTTTTCCCCACCAAGTCGGTTAAGGCTTGGTTATTCGCGGCCGTTTTGCTGGCAAATTCAGGTATAGTGAGTTGATTAGCATTCAATTGCTCCCGCAAGCTCAAGCTGGTTTGCAGCGTCTGCATCAGCTCAATATTGAGCTGATCACGCTCAGCGGCACTGGGGCGCTTGAACACTGCCGTAAAATGTACGGGGTCACTATCTGCAAAATTCGCAGTGGCAGGGCAAGCAAATTCAGGGTTTAAGCCTTTTAAGAAACGACGATCCATTCTCTTTACTCCTCAATTAACACAGGTTTTTCTAAGATTTTAAAGGTTTGGCTGATCTGGGTATTGCCCCCCGCCCCTTTCTGGCGTTCGGGCTTGCCGGGTTGTAGCGCACCGAATTCAGCACGAATGCGTTTACCGTCTTGCGTCCCTAAACCGACTTCAAACGGCAGGCGGCGCACTTGCGCTAAGGATTCAGCGTATTCCCACGGATTAAAGTGGGTTTGCAAATCCGGCAAGGCATAGACCAAGGTCAGAGTGGGTTGCACGGTTTGCGCGGCCGTGGTGCGGCAAATCTGATCGGCAGGGCGAGACATGGTGTAGCCGAAAAAGTTGTCCACTTTCGCACTCGCCAAGCAAATCGCTTTGCCGTTTAAGGTGCGGGCATGCAGGCTGCCTAAGTCCATGATGTCGCCCAGATTAGTCTTCTGGTTGCCATAATCCGGCTCAACAAAGGCTACTTGGCTAGGACGAATATAAGAACCAATCAGATTAGAGATGATGAAGCGCGGCGTTTTGTTCGCCACCCAATCAAATCCCATTTGACCCCGACAGCCCAAAGCAGCATAGCGGTAGGCGGTTTGATTGCCTGCATCATCCTCCGCAAAATCGCCCAGCATTTCGACGGTCGCCGAATCAATCACACTAGGGCGAGCGCGCTCATAGCGCACCTGATCCAAGTCTTCGTCAATTACTAAATTGGCACCGCAAACGCGGAACACCGGGGCTAAGGGCGAAGGCGTGCCGCGCGTGCCGGAATACATCCACGGCAAGGTGAAGTCAAAGCTGGAGCGCATATTGCTCCGGCGCTCAGGCTGGTCAAAACGATCCGGCGTGACCGCATCAATCGTTTCAGCATCACCCTCGCCGATGTTTTCTTTTAAGCCTTCAACGTACAGGACACTCGCCCCTGTCATAGAGGCTGCCGTCCCTTCGATAGTCTCAATCGCAAAGCGCAATAGCGCCTCGTCATAGACCGTGATTCGATTTTCACCCGCCATTACTTGGCTCCTCGGTTAGACTAGGGTTAAGGGTGGGCGCTAAGCCTGCTAAGGGCTTGACATCCACTGCCGGCGCACTCACCACGGTATCCGGCTCTGGGGCTGCACTGGGTGAGGCGGGTGCAGGGCGTTGAGTCGCCTCCACCAGCACTTTTTGCCCGTTTACGATGCGATAACTCGCCATATAACACTCCTTTAACAACACACTGCATGGCGATACCACGCAGTCGCTTTAAACACTAAATCCCATTGCCACACTCCATCGGCTTGACCCACAAACTGATCAGTCACCAGATAACAGCCACTACGACAGCCTTCAGGTTTGAAACCTGAGAGCAAATCTCGGGCTTGTTGTAAGGGAGCATAATTACCGGCGTGGCTATACAAACCTTGCATGAGTAACGTGATTACCCAGCGCATGGATTGCTCCTGAACGCCATTCTCAGGTTCGCTATACTCCGAGCCTGCATAGCCAATCAGTAACGCACCGACCGGATGAGTCAGGCGATAAAGATCAGGGTTGGCGGGGTACGATTCCACCGCCACGTCGGTGATTTCAGCCTGCAAGTGTTGGCGCAGCGCTTCTTCAATCAGGGCAATATCGGCATTCATGAGCCAATCCCCTCTAAGTGCGTCATGATCTGGTCTTCAATCGCCGCTTGTTCATTCGCACCGATCCCAAGAAAGGGGCGTGCCACTAAATTCATCCGCCGACTATGCGCTTTCACCTGCACCGTGCGCGGCTTATCCAAGGGCTTACCGAAGGCTTGCAAAATGCGCCGCTCATGAGCAGGGACAGATTGCGTACCGTTGAAACCGAATTGGTGGATAGCGGCATAAACCCTATTTGTTCCAACCTCTACACCCTCTGCTTGTGCACGATAGGTAATGCTGTCACGCAAATGCCCACGATGGGTTAGCGTCTTTCCACCCGTATTGGCAGCGCGTTGGCTGGGGTGCCACTTACTACCATCCGGCGCTTCTTCTTTCCGAAATCGCTCCAGTGTTTCACTCACCACCGCTTGGCCAATACCATCAAATAAGGGCTGTAAATTACCCATGCGGTCTTGCAATTTATGCAAAGAGGCGCGAAGGTTGACGGTATCAATCGTGATGCTGACCCCAGTCATTCGTAACGCTCCCAAGCAAACTGACTGACCGATTGCCCCACATACACAGGGGCAGTGCTAATGCGTTCTGCCAGCCCTAAACTAGCCCGATGATCTTTCAAATCCTGCAACCAGGTGCGCCAGCGCTTACACTCACGCTGCATTTCCTCAGTCACGCGCGGGCTATGGGCAATCAGCCGACACCACGTTAGCCACAATTGACATTCCTTTAGTTGCTGGGGAATCAACTCCACACCCACAGGTAGGACATAACGCTCACCCAACGCGCTTTCAATCTCTTCTTGAGCACCTTGCAAGGCCAGTTCAACAATGACCTGATTCACCTGCCGAGGATCATTACCTGCATCACCCGGACGTTGTGTCGCGTTGATCATTTCATTCGACCCAAACCAAGCGAGCATGTCATTAACTGTTGCGTAGCTCATGATGAATCCAGTTAGCGGCTTCCACCCTGCCTGCCCTGTACTAGTCCATGACAGGCAGGGATTCAGCCTATTGCGTCGTGTTTTGTATTCGTGTCGCCTCAAGCCAGTCTGCCGATGGTATCCATCAGCAGCTTGACCCACCGAGCGGAGGAGGCACTCGGTTTAAGCGGCCTTTTTATCAGCCGCATCTTTGGCTGGTGGAGTTAGCTCAGGTGCGGTTGCACTCACCTCTACCAACTCCACCGCGCCTGCGGGCAGCGCGTCGATATGCGCTTGCTCCATCGCCAACTCCGCACCTGCGGGATAGCGTTGACCGTGATAACGGAGTGCTTTCAGTGCTTTAACGGGTACTTTAGCCATCACACCACTCCTTCTAAGAAGTAACCCAAGGCTGGCGCTGTGACCAGCTCTTTCAGTGATTCACCGACCCGCAAGCGTTGACCGCCGCGCAAGCCGATATTGCCGTCAGCTTGACTACCCGCAATCCGTGTTTTGTAGGGCACGGTGTAACCAAAGCTCGTACCATTGCGCGTATCTGCGAGGCGCTCAATACGCAGCAAAGCACAATGACCACCCCAGACACGATGAAGGTTTGCGGTTTGACCCTTGCGGGCGTTATTCAAGAAGCCCTCACCCACCATGATTTCTTTCACTTCAAACAACTCAGCGACGGCTTGACGGGCAGCAGCACCAGCATCACCACTATTGCGATTCGTGGCTTTGACGATCTTTGGATGTTGACGTAAGGCTGTCCATGCGGCTTGACCGAGCACTAAGCAATTCGCGCGCATCAGCATTTGATCTAAGGCATCACTGATTACTTTGATCGGGTCAGAATCAACCGCCGTGAATTTATCAGTGGCAGCCATGACTTCTTTATTCGCAGCCCCATAGGTTGCGGGATTGAATACCATACCTGCCACGCGAATCTCCCGATCCAGTGCGAGTAACTCGGTGATCTGTTCGGTGCTGCGTTGTAGTGGGGTTTGTGGCCCAGAAGCATTATCAATATCATCCTGTGGAATGGGGTCTTCTAAACCGTAATCCTCAGTCGATGAGGTTTTCTCCACACCCGTAAATGACACCTCACTCACGCGCCCTCGGCGTGAAACTTTGGTATCTGGTACGGTAAAGCTCTCAGCGAGCGGGTATTCAAAATATTTAAACTCTTGCTTATTGACGCTAGGAATACGCGGCAATACCAAATCAGCAATCAGGCCAGCATTGCGGTACGCAATCGCAATAGCCGTCAGGGCTGGATCAATCGGATACGGGCGAGTCGCCATATAACACTCCTTCTCGGTTTATCAGGCAACCTTGCCCGGTTGAATCAATACGTCGATGATGTCACCCACGACACCGGCTTGGAGGGCAATCCCAACCACGCGACCTGTGCCCGTGACACCGACGCCACCCACTCCAGCAGTAATAAAATCACCCGCAGCGACCGTGCCACCTAGTTTCACGGGGACAGCACCATCCACTAATACTGCTGCCACATTACCTGCTGGGGTATCCACATCATCCGCCACCCCGATGATGGCATCGGTGTTAGCTGTGGCGGGTTTGACTTTGCCGGTCGCATCGACGGCTAATAAGCGGTTAGCGGTCAGCGCACTTGCGGCGACGAGGGATAAAACTAAACTACGTGCGGTCATTGATTGGCTCCTGTGACATGAATCACTGCATCCGCAGCGCCTACCTCAATCCCTTTGAGTTTTTGCGCGGCTTGGTATTCGCCTGCTCTGGCAGCAATAGCCACAGCATCACCTTTCCAGTCATTGGCTTCACTGCCGCCTTGCTGGGCATCACTCGCTAAAGCAACTTGCTTAGGTAACTTCGCAATAAAGTCAGCAAACCATTGGCGCGGTGCGGTCTTCACCACTTCTTTCCCTTCACCTTTGCTGTACTCCAGTACCGCTTCTGGCAAGCTCAGGGCAAAATCGGCTGCACCTTCCGCTTGAGCAGGCGTGAGGCGACCCTCTGCCTGAGCCGTTTTAATTTTGGCTTCCCACTCACCTTTGGCTTGGTTGCGGCGCTCCACTAATAACTCCGCTTTAAGAGCAGCCTCTCGTTGCTCGGCAGCCGTCTTTTCAGCAGCAAATTCGGCTTTGGCTTTAGCTTCGGCTGCTTGCGCCGCCTCTGCCTTAGCAGCATCCAGTTGCTCTTTGGTAAATTCACCCATCGGTTTTTCTCCTGTGTCCTGCCCCAAGGGGCGGATGGTGTAATCAGCAAATGCTGGGCAGGCACTGAACTCGACCGGTGCAAGCCCCGCCACGGCAGGCGGCTCAGCACCCAGCCATGCAATATGGCCGAGTTCATAACCTTTATCGGTTTGATAGATGCGGATAGAGCGGTTATAGAGGTTACCCTCCCGAACCAACTGCTCAAATTGCGGATTAACCCGCTCAGAGCGTGCCCACAAGCTGTCACCCTCACGCTTTAACTCCACCGCTTGCGCATACGCAAAGGGTGAGTACAGCTCCTTGTGGGTGATCACATGCGGTACGGGTTGAGCAGGATTAAAGTTGCTGACGATCTGATCTAAATCAGTGGCGGTAAAAGCGGCTTGCGCCAGTGCACCTGTACCGGGATGCTTGCCCGTTTTAAAGATTTCGATCCAGTCGGTTAAGCCAGTCATCGCACATCCCATCAAACTGTTGATGAGAGCTATTGTGCGGGGATTAGGTGGGAAAATGCCGTCTCAAGCACTTGATACGGCAAGTATCGAGGGGATTCACGGATAGTTTGAGTCGTCTTTAACAGTACGTCAAGGCGACCCCATGATCCATACTTACCGACCCCAAGCCGCGTTCCAAGCGCTCGCACCCGGCGATAGTTTATTGATTGCCGATGATTACGCAGAGCTGGTGCTCCACGATTTACGGGGCACACCCGAACAGCCGATTTATGTGCACCCCACCACTTTATTACCCCATCGCCTTGGGCGCTTAGTGATTCATGAATCCTGCGAGTATGTGCAGGTGAATGGCTTACAGAACTTGATTATCTGCCCCTTTGAACCCTTGCCTGAGGATAAAGAAACCCCATTGGTGCAGGTGGAGGGGATCGGCAATGTGATTAAGGGCTGCTTGATTCAAACTGCTGAGCGGGCGGAGCATTGGCATGCCGAAGATTGGCAGGCACTCGCACGCGATGGCATCCAGCTACATGGACAGGGCAATGCGGCGATTGGCAATCTAATTCGCTATGTGCGCCACGGGATTGAAGCCTTTGGGGTAGAGAGTCAGGTGCTGGGGAATCTCTATCGTGATTATTGCGGGGATGGGATTCGCCTCCTCAATCACGGCCTTGAAGTCGCTTACAATATGGGGGGCTTCGTGCATGTAGGCAACCCCAACGAGCACCGCGATCATATGCAAGCATGGCAACACCTTGCAAACAGCCCGGTCGAGGGTTGCTTGCGTGAGTTGCGTATTCATCATAACCGCTTTTATAACCCACCCGATTATCCTGAAGCTCAGGGTGGCTTGTGTTTTGACGGTCGCTTAGAAAACGCTGAGATTAGCCATAACACGATTATTACTAATCATGCGCATGGCCTGACGATTGCTAGTGCACAGGGCTGCACCCTTATCGGTAATCTCATCGCCCACTCTGATCCTGACCAAGGCAGCTGGCTGATGCTGGGAACACGCAAGCCGAATCATCCCGAATGTGTCGATAATGAACTGAGGGCGAACCTTGCCCAACGCTATGAACTCCCACCCAATAGCTGCAAGTCCAGTGGGCATGATACGAATGCCCAACCGAATGGCATGCTTATCGCCCATGCAGTGCTGGATATGTTGGAGGCATTAGAGGGGCGTCCCGCATGGCTCTAATCTGGCAAACACGCTATCAGTTAGTAGTAGCCAGCCTGATGCTGGTTTTGATCATCGCCTTGACCCCCGGTGAACCTTTGATTCGTGCGGTGGGCTTTTTATTGGTGATTGCGGCTGTCGTAAGCCTGATGTTCCAAGGGCGCGAGTATGAGGGCAAGGTCATTCACGTCAGCGATGGCGATACCCTCACGCTGTTAAATCATCAAGGGCGCAAGGTCACGATTCGTTTAGCGGGGATTGATGCGCCCGAATCCCAGCAAGCCTACGGCTTAAAGGCTGCCAAAGTATTGGAAGACAAACTCTGGCAAGTGCGCGTGCGGGTGGTGCAGGTGGGCAAGGATCGTTATGGGCGCATCATTGGCATCGTCTATCGAAACCACTATTGCATTAACTATTGGCTGCTCGAAAACGGGCATGCATGGTTTTATCCCGAATATTCGAGCTTTTTAAGCAAGATTAATAAAGCCCGCTGGCAAGCGGCTGAAGCGCGTGCTCGGCAAAAAAATCGGGGTCTGTGGCGAGAAAAGAACCCCATCCGCCCCCGTGTTTGGCGTAAACAACACCGCTAAGCGCCCTGATTTGACAAAAACCGCTCCCTTTGAGTGAGCACAGCGAGAACAGCTTCTGAGACCGGGTTCAAAACCGGTTCAAAAACTTCAGGAGTGGTTCAAGTTTTTTTTGACGAGTGGTAGGGGCGCTGAGCAGATAGCCGCGCTCAGAGCGCGTTTATGGCGGTTTTAGGAAAGTTAACTTTTGGAGATTGGTAATGAATGAAGCAGATGAAGCTCGTATTGAGCAGCAATTAAAGCAGCAAGGTGCGGATGCACCGCGTTTAAGCCCAGAGCAGATTGATCAAACGATTGTGGATGAGGCTTATTATATCTTCCCAAATACCACCGTGACGGTTTGCTGCTTGACGTTAAGGAATGGTTTTAAGGTGATTGGCAAGAGTGCAGCGGCCAACACTGCGAACTTTAATGAAGAGATCGGGCGCAAGGTGCGCACGAGCAAACGCACGGGAACAGATTTGGGAACTGGAGGGGTATTTGTTGAAGGAGCGGCTTCATGAAACCCACTGAGCCGCCCAACCTGCGCCAAGAAGCCTATCAATTCCTACGCATGATGACACTCCTGCTTTTAGCTGTCGGTGCGCCTTGCTTACTCAATGCCTTTGCATTAGAGGAACAGGTATTTAGCAGTGTCATGCGCAATGAGTTGCGTCAGCAGTTCTTTTTCAATTATGTGTTTGGTGTAGTTTTTACGCTATCAGGACTAATCACCGCCATCGCTGCCTTTTTCCATCGAAGGGCTTGAAGGTATGGATATTCAAGCCCTGAGTTGGGCTATCTTCTTTCTGATTGGCTTAGTGGCGGGGTGGATGCTAGGTGCTGTATTCACTGGACTATTCTTTGCGCGCCGCAACTTGGAGTTAAACCAAGCACTGACTAAGCTACAATTTGAGCGCCTACAAAAATAAGCTGCCTGTTTTAAAGAGCTGTCAAAGATTCTTTGGCAGTTTAAAAGCATCTTAATAAGTGGGTATCTTCTGGAGAACTAACTGCAAATCATTGTTATCCGCCCCATCCATTGCCAAGCATTCACGAATAAGATCAGCAGCCTCCTGATGATACTTTTGCTTGCTTGCCTCTCGCTTCAAACCTTCAGCCTTCTCCAATAATCGCCGGGCTGCATTGATCCGATACTGTATTTCAAACCTCGACCGCGCCCCTTGTACAATCGCATCTATCTGTTGCCACTCATCAGGAGCAAGCAAATGGCCATCATCTTGGCGAACCCTAGCATAGGTTTTCTCAACCAGCTCCATGCGTGATTTGGCGGTCTTGGGGTTGGCACTACTTAGTGCTATGTCGATGGACTCCGTTATAATTTGCAGGCTGCGCAACAACTCCATAAGTTCGGGGAAGCTTCGATATGCATGTTTGATGACTGACGTAGCCTGATCAAGCGGTATCTCACGCCGCAACATCGCAATCATTAGTGATTTTATGGCCTTGGCCTGTTTTTTATATTTGAAGCGGTAATGTAGGAAACGAAAGAATCGCCCCAGTAAGTAAATGCCAATCGCTATTACAATAAAACCAAGCACAGCCGACCCATTGGATGCTTGCTGAATCATGCCCAAACCCCTTCACACAAGATTAAACGTAAAGTCCAGCTCTCTACACTGACCCTAAGTACGTTTATTCCTAGCTACTTTGGATTGACCCTAACTGCCACTGGCAATCCGCTTTCAATATCAAAGTCGCATTCATAAATAACCTTCTGCCACGCCCCAAAGCCGTTTTGCATTTGCAATTTATCGCCACCAACAGTGACCAATCCTTTCTTTTTCGACGGCCTCCAGCTATCAAACTTCATATCGAACATGCCGTCATTCCATCGAATATCAAATCGCGCCATTTTTTCAACTTCAGGTACGCATAGCAATTCAGCAACTCGAATAAATTTCTTAGCAAAACATTCTTGATCGCCTTTAGCACAAACCCTTTCAGCGGCTTGGGCAGTGCTGGTACTGGTGGTTTTAGTGGCCTCTTCGCTGTTAGCGGTTTTGGTTGGCTCTGAGGCTTTTACTGCGTTCTGCGTGACCTTCTTTTCAGACTCCTGTTTAGCTTTCTCCGCTTCTTGCTTAGCTAACTCAGCGTCTTGTTTGGCTTTCTCCGCTTCCGCCTTGACCTTCTCTAATTCATCTTTAGTCTTTTTCAGTTCAGAGGCTTCATAGGCTTTTTGCTTCTCTGCTGCTTCTGCGGCCTGTTTCGCTTGATAGGCCGCCGTGCGAGCCTCTTGCTCTGCTTTCTGCTCAGGGGTCATGAAAGCACTTGCGCCAGAACCCATCAAGATAGCAGCGGTAAAGTAGGCTAAGAAGCCTAAGATGCGTGAGTTTTTGGGTGCTTTGACCCAGCTTGGTTTGATTAAAGCGGCGATGGAGGCCAGCAGCAGAAGTAGCCCTAGTAAACTAAAAATAGCGGAAATCATCGAAACCCCTTCACAAAAGATTGAACTTGAAATCAGCTCTCTACACCGACCCTGTTCATTATATCTTTATATGAATCTGCCAGCCTCTTACTGGCGCAACTAACTCCTCAAAATCCTCAAAGCCACAGCCCTAGTATCAGCATTTGCTAGCCTCCACATTTTCAATAGATTCTGCTCTTCGGCATTGTCTGTACCAGTTGAAAGACTGCCTTTAAAACCAGTGAGAACATAAATCATATCAGCACTTGTTGCGTACATAACCCTAGTAATGTAGTCAGCATCAAAACTGCGCTCGCCCGTTTCGTAATTTGCCTGCGTCTTTCTGTGAACACCAAGCAGATCACCAAATTCAGTTTGGTTGTATCCAAGCCTCTGCCGTTCTTCTTGTAGGCGCTTACCAATGGCAATTCTTGCCTCTGATAAATTCATGGATAAATATTTCTCCAAATTTATTGACTAATGGAGTCAAATGACTCCATAATAAACCCATGCTTAACGGTTAAGCATACACGGCGAAACGTCTTAATCCCCTTTCAAACGGGGCAAGTTTCAAACGTTTTTTTTCACCCATCCACTCTGTCTGACCAACGGGTAGAGTGAAGAAGGAAACAACCATTATGGCCATAAAAGTCCACTTCACTGACGAACAGATTCGCAGTGCTGCCAAAAAAATAACTGACCTGAAAAATCACTTCACTGATGACGAACTGCACTTATTAACCAATAGCATGCGACTGCTGATTAATAAACGTCTTACAGAGCGTTATGAACGTTTTAATCCCCTCTCAAACGGGAAAAATTTCAAACCTCAAGCAAGCGCTGTTTCGCCAAATCAGCCAGACGCGACCACTCCATCTCAGCATCAACACCCCACAAAGGATCTGGCGAGTGACTCCCCCAATGCACTTCAGGCTGAAAGCGAGCACACACCATTTCTGGAGACTCTCCCGTGCGCTGACAGTGATCCACTAACAGAGCAAGCGCCAACTCTTGAGCAGCAAATAACACAGGGTCTTTCACATAACACCTCAACAGTAAGTATCCCTCAATAAAGATAGCAGGTTAGCCAAACATGAACAATGCATTAATGATCAAGGCCAGCCAGAACATTGAACATCTGCGCCAGAGCCAACCCAAGCGTCCACCCAACCCTACATGGGCAGCTCACCAACGGCGTCGAGCCTTATACGACCAACACCTGACCCAACGGGATTTAGCCGCTGACCTCGGTGTCAGCCCTGAAGCGGTCAGCCAGTGCATGAATGACGAACGCACCAGCCGCCGGATTGCGACCCGTTTAGCTGAACTCACCGGGCGCAGCCTCAGTGAACTGTGGCCGTGTGGCAAATATGCCGACTGGAGTGAGGTTGATACTAGCCAACTTAGCCCCACAGAGTTTCGGCAGTGGGCTTTACAGCGGGCGAACACCACCCAATCAGAGGTCGCGCGGGCGTTAGGCATTAGCCCCGAAGCTGTGCAGCACTGCATCAGTGGGCGTGCCACCAGCCGCCGCACCGCTGAGTACATCGCTGGGTTGACTGGCTACAGCTTAGACACCCTCTGGCCTTGCGGTAAATATCAGGAGCATGCGCAATGATCGACAACCACGACAACAGCACCATTGACTTTCTGGCTCAGCGCCCACGCACAGTGGCGGCCAACGATCTGACGATTGACCTAACCGAAACCCACCGCCGTAAACCTGCACCAAGCGCAGCCATGACGGTGGCGGAATCGCCCACAATCACAGGTGAGTTAATACCAGCAGAAGAAAATGACCGTATGCGCCATGGCGCAGTCGATGAAAAAGAGTCAGCGCTAGCCATTGAATTTGGCATCAATCTAAGCCAAAGCAGCTTAGAGCTGGTTCAAGATGCTGCACTGAGCATGGGTAAAGCGGCAACCTTATTAGTCAAGTCAGGGCTGGAGCTACTAGCAGCACAAGCTCAAGCTGGAGACGGTAACTTTAGGCAGTTTTTGGCGCAAGTTGGTATTCCTGAGCGCAGAGCATTTGAAGCCATTTCTTATGCTCGCTTTGCCGCTCAACTACCCGACAGCCAACGGGGGCGCTATTTAATGCTCCCTAAAAAGAGCGCGTTTCTACTTGGCAATGCCGACCCTGAAGTGATCGAACTCCTTTTAGAAGATGAGAACATCAGCAAAACCAGCAAGCTACGAACTCGCACTGAACTCTCAGAACTAGCAAGGGCTTTGACTGAAACTGAAAACGAACTCGAACAAACCAAAGTCAAAAATGAAGCCCTAGCCGAAGAAGTCCTGCGCTTAAAAGAGGCCCAAGAAGCGCACGTGGCAGGTAGTGAATACCCCTTGCATGTCGTGGTATTGCGCAAAGAATCCAGCACCTTAGCCGACGAAGCCATTGCCTGCCTAACCAGTATTCGTAGTTTCACTGAGGAGTTTATGTGGAAACACGAAACCACCGCAGCCTCCCAGCAAGCACGTGACTTTGATGCAGGGGTTGTTCCCGCGATGGCTGGCGTGGCGAGTGTCCTACAAACAGCGCTCAAGCTGCTGACCGACCTAGAGGAACAAACGGGCTTAAGCGTGAGCGACCTCACTGGGCGGATGGCACGCTTCAGTGAAGCGGAACTCATTCTAATTGAAAGCGCTCGTGACACCATGCTGAGCCGCAAGATGGGCAAAAGCTTACTGCGCCAAAGCCAATACGCCGCCAATGGCGAAACCAAACGCGGGCGCGGTCGTCCGAAGAAAGTCAGTTGAGGTGAGCCATGAATACTGTCGCCTTACTACCCACGGCTCGGCATTTAATGCCCCACGAACCCAGCAGTCTAGCACCACTTAGCACTCACAAAGCCGCCAACTTGAGCAAGCGCTTAGTGTTTGTGGCGGCGGTGCAAGAGTGTATGCAGCAGACCGCATGGTCATTAAATCGGGCGGCTGGGCATATTCACAGCCTTGCCTGCTCACCCCAGCACCGCTTGCACCGGATTGCAATGGAGTTGGGCAAAAGCGGTAAGCCTGTCGGTAAAGCTCAAATCGTGCGCTGGGTACAAGCGGCCGAAGACCAAGGTAAACAAGCGTTGGTGGATGAACGCAAAGGGCGCAAGCGCCAAGAATACGGCTGGGAACTCCGTGCGATGCAGCTCTATGCACGCCCACAAAAGCCGAGCATGCAATTCGTGGTCGATCAACTCCACCGCGAAGGCTTCGATACGGCGAGCTATAACCGCGTGCGTGGCTACCTACTGAGCCTCCCGACCGACTTGACCACCCATAGTAAAGGTCGCTTGGGTGCACAAAAAGCACGGGCAACCGCACGGACGTATGTACAGCGGGATACCCGCGTGTTGGACGTGGGCATGGTCTATCAAGGGGATGGTCACACCGTTGATGTGTATGTGGCACACCCACTGACCGGCGATATATGGCGACCTGAGCTGACGGCATGGATGGATGTAAAAAGCCGCTATATCACAGGCTGGTGGTTGAGTGAATCTGAAAGCGCCTACACCACCTTACATGCGCTCAGCTACGCCATGTTAAGCCAAGACCATGTACCCGATTCATTGCATATCGACAACGGGTCTGGCTACAAGTCCAAACTGATGAGCGACCAGAATACGGGCTTTTATGAGCGCTGGGGTATCGAAGTCATGTTTGCCTTACCTTACAACGCCAAGGCCAAGGGTCAAATTGAGCGGTGGTTCGGCACGATGGAACGATCCTTCGGCAAAAGTTGGGACAGCTATTGTGGCGCGGATATGAGTGCCGAAGTACTCAATAAGCTAGTCCGTGAGGTGAAAGCCAAGCGAGTACAGTTGCCTAGTATTGAGCAGTATCGGTATGCCTTGGAGCAATGGATACATGAATACCATCACAAACCACGCAAAAGCCTAGACGGCAAAACACCTGCACAAGTCTGGGCGAGCCTACAACGTGCTCCATTGCATACACCGGAAGCGGCTGCCTTCCTACCTCGTGAGGCGCGGAAAGTGAATGCACGGGCGCTAATCACCTTACATAACCGTAATTACAGCAACCGCGAATTATTGCATTACGCCAATAAAGATGTGTGGGTTGAGTACAACATCCACAATGACCAATGGGTACGAGTACTAGATACCAAAGGAAATTGGCTATGTGATGCAGGCTTAGTTGAAAAGACAGATTACCTACCTGCCAGTCGTGTTGAAGAACTCAAAGCCAAGCGCTTGAAAAACCAACTGAAGCGCCAAGAGTTGGCAGCCGATGAAACGCGCCGCCGGGCAGGTTTGCTACTAGACCAAGACCCGCGCAACACCGCGCTACTAGCCATGAATACGCCCCAAAAGAAAAACGGAGCCGAAGCTCCGCAAAATTTTCCTACCCACACTAATGACGATCTCTTGATTGACCTAACCAGTTGGTCGCCTAAGCGTGAAGAAGAAAACAACCAGTTCTAATTATAGGAGAAAACAACCATGACTGTAAACACAACACCCACTAACCCTGACCGCTACACTTGCCCTAACGAGTTTGCACCCACCTATACGCCAGACGATATTCAAAGCCTGCAAGCCACCTATGCGTGGCTTAACCGTACCGGTGCACCGACTAAAGAGTGGCTCGCCACCGCAACAGGCTATGCTTCTGGCACACTGGCGAGTGTCTTAAGTGGCAAATACAACGCCAACCCCAGCAAGCACCTGAAAGTCATTCAAGATGTGATTGCCCGCCATGATGAACGTCAAGCCAAGGGGATTGATGATGATCGCTTTGTTGAAACCCATACCTATAGGATGGCACAAGTCGTCTGTGATCGAGCACGCACCTATCGCAACTTTGGCATTCTGAGTGCCTATGTCGGCACAGGCAAAACGACCGCCCTTAAACGCTACGCCCATGACAATAGCGGCACACTATTGATTGAAGCTGACCCCAGCATGACCAGCTCCACCTTATTGGATGAGATCATGGAGCAAGCCAACATTCCCCCCGTGGGCGCATCCCGCGACAAAAAGATTCGCGCCATTATCAAAGCGCTTAAGGGCAGTGATCGTTTGATCATCTTAGATGAGGCTGAGAAAGTCAGCGTCTCGGATAAGTCTAATAATGCCTTAGAGTTCCTACGCCGTATCAGTGATAAAGCGGGTGTGGGTGTGGTACTAGCGGGTACTGAAAAGCTTTATGCCTTGATTGCTCCAGAGGGTGTTTTTGGTCAAATTCGTAGCCGTGCACCGATCATTCCAGCCGTCATCAAGACCATTACCAAAGAAGATGCCACGCTGTTGATCAACAATGCATTACCTCAAGCCGATGAAATTGTCATTAAAACAATTTGGTCTTTGTGTAGAGGATCAGCACGCATGCTCTGTGAGGGTTTAATTCCCGCCTTAAAGGACTACGGTATTGCCCAAGATCGTGAACTCACCTCGGCTTTAGTGCTCGCACTTGCCAAGCAAGTCATGTCACTCCTACCTGCGCAGGAGGCTGTATGAGCTTGCAAAGCTGGGTAGCAGTGCTGGCACTAATCACCCTTGTACTGGCTTGGATCACCATTGATACCGAACCACCCGTTTTAATTTCAATGGAGTTACGTCCATGAGCCGAACGGATATCACACTCGCTGAGAAAGCACCCAAACACAACCATCTGATCAGTAGTGCTATTGCCAATGACCTGTGTGATCAAGTCTGGAAGTTATCCCAGTCGATTCTGCAAGCGAAACGCAGCTATCAAGCACAGATTAATCAGACTGACCTACAAGACCGGATACACCTGTGCAATTTGCAATTGCTGATGGTACATGCGAGCTACGACTCCCCGATACCGTGCTTGAGCGACACCTTATTAATGAGTGTGCGTGGTGTCTTTAGGCAAATCAGCAGCTCAACTTATCGCGAAGCCATGCGTAGCTATCTCAATGCACAAGGCATTACCAACCAGAGGTTAGATGTATGAGCCTCTTAATCACTTGCCCTTGCTGCCGCCAAAGTTTTGAGCTGCGCGAAGCCCGTGAGGATGAAGCGTGGCGAGAGTTTGCAGACCAACTCGTTAGCCTACCGAGCCACCTACAGCCCGCTGTTTTGCGTTATTTGGAGCTATTCCGCCCCGCTAAACAAAGCAATCTGCGCAGCACCAGCTTGCTCAATTTACTGATGATGCTAAAGCCATCACTAGTTGCTCAGCAGTTTGAGCGTAGTGGCAAAACGTATACCGCTTCAGCAGATCGCTTTGCAGGTGCAATGGACTATCTCCATAGCCAACAAGCCAAGCTCAGCTTGCCCTTGCGCAGCCACGGCTACTTGCTGGATACCCTTGCTAGTGTGCTGGATCGAGAAGCTGCCAAAGCAGAACAAACTCAACAGGAGCAATTACGGTCTGGAACACCTCAACGTCCCAGTGTTCCAGCTTCCACCCAAGCCACCACGGACGCAAAACCGACCCTTTCCCCAGAGCAACGAGCCGCTAATTTCAGACGGCTCAGCACCATGTTAAACAATCCAACAGCAGAGGAAAACAACCATGAATAAGCTACCTAAACCTAGTCAAGCTAAACAACTGAATACAGAGGCTGTCGCCCGCCAACTTCTAAATCAAGAGCCTATGCAAGCGGTTGCAGTCATTGCATTGGATAAAAACGGTGATCTATACACTTGCCATTATTTGCATCCGAACACAGGCCATGCGCAGGTTGATCACTGGAAACAGCAACTTCGCCTGTACACCACAACCTATGCTAAGGAGATTCGTTAATGAGCAAAGCCCAACGCATGAGTGGTAGAGCCTTTGTCGCTGCTACCAATCGTGAAGATGCTGAACGCATGATTCAATTGATCGGTGAAAAACAGCGTGAAGTGGTACGCATTGAAGCCGAAATGAATGACCACTTAAACCCGATTAAAGAGCAGTATGAGAATCAAGCCAAACCACTGAATGCCGAAATTGAAGAGCTTTGGGCTGGTGTACAAGCGTGGGCAGAAAGTAATAAGCCCCATCTGCTCGACGGCAAAGCCAAAACCGTCAAGTTGGCCACCGGTGATGTGGGCTGGCGTACCTCCACCCCTGCGGTACGGATTACAGGTGCAAAGGTAGTACTCGAAGCCCTCAAGCAACTGGGACTTAACCGCTTTATCCGCACTTCGGAAGAGATTAATAAAGAAGCCATCCTCGCTGCACCGGATGATGTCAAGCCGGTGAAGGGGATTGCAATTACCCAATCAGAACTCTTTTGGATCAAGCCCTTTGCCAGTGAAATCGAAAAAGCGGGGAAGGCGGCATGACCGATCCACGCCGCATGGCTCTAGCCAAAATACACATTGCTAAGAAAGATCTGGCAATGACCGATGATAGCTATCAAGCCTTGCTGCAGCGCTTAACCGGCAAAGAGAGTGCGCAAGCACTGTCCTTGCCGGACTTAGAAAGGGTACTAGCCGAGTTTAAACGCTTCGGCTGGCAACCTAAGCCCAGCAAGAAAAAGGCGCAAGCAGCTGAAGATTGGCGCATGCCACGTATTCGTTTACTCAAGCGCTTATGGCTATGGCTACATCAACACAACCAAGTACGGGATGCCTCTGATAATGCTCTGCTGAGCTTCTGCCAACAGCACATGCAGGCCGCTCAATTGAATTGGGCGGAATCACATGAGCTAAACAAATGCGTGGAAGCCTTGAAGTCATGGCAACGGCGCACTCAAAAGGCAGCCCAATAACATGAACCTACCTGCAGACATCACTTTACCCACCGTCGCTAAAGAACTGATTGATCTCATCGGTTGGGAGGATGCCTGCACGCTTATGAAACAATTCGGTGGCGGCTATCTGGACATTCCGATCAACCCAGCAAGGGCGGTGCAACTACACACTGTGGTCAGCACTGATGCAGTCAGCAAGCTTTGTGCTCATTACGCAGGCAGTCGGATTAGCTATATTCCCAAGCTCGACAAGTTACTGCGTGCGCTTCGTGATGAGCAAATTCGTGAAGACTGTAAGACCCTACCACGTCGCGCGGTGGCACTAAAGTATGGTCTCTCTATTCAAGCCGTCTATGATATTGCGGGCGATATTCAGCGAGATACCGTCTATCAGATAAGTTTATTTTAAACACTCAATATCTGAACTTATTCCCTAGTGCCTACACTAACCCTAAAAATAACACTGTCGATATGTAGAGAGGCATTGTTAACAAATATAACAATGTCGATATGTAGAGAGTCATTGTTAACAAATAGGGGTTATTTATTGATGAAGGTGACTATTCAATTGGGTGAGGATGCTCGTGAGACATTAAGTACACTCAGTCGGGCGTATCAGGGTCTAGAAAATCTCAGTGACCCTACTAATCAACAAGCTACTGCTCAAAATAGTGATATTGCTTATGTCCTTGATGTCTTAAATAGCTGTCTTGCAGGCGCTGTTGAAGCACTGCCTCTTGCGGCGGCCGACGACTTGGAATAGATTATCCTTACCTCACCTTAAAGCCCGACTTGCTCGGGCTTTGTCATTTCCGTCTCAAGCACTTGAGACGGCAAACTACCTGCTAAAACTTGCACAATCACGCTGAATTTAGTCAATTTAGGAGCATCCTTATGGATGAGCAGACTTACGACTTACAGCGTTACCTAGCCATTCTCGGCCTCTATGACGCTGACCGGATTGATGGAATCTGGGGCAAGCGTACCAGCACCGGTGTTGCCCGCTTCTGTGACTGGCAACGGGTGTACGGTAGCGAAGAGCATATTTTCCAAGCGATCAAACAAGCCGCACGCTCTATCATGCCTGAACAAGACTGGACACAAGAGCCGGACAGCGAAGCCCGCCGCCGTGCCTTTGTCGCCTTGTGCGCAGATTGTTGTGAAAAAATGGGCATTGGTGAACTACCTCAGATTGCCTACGTGATCGCTACGGCTGAGCACGAGCCGGGCGGTACTGATTTTAGCCCGAATCGAGAAGCTGACCACGTAACCCCACCACATAAAGCCGAAGAGTACCGCAAGAATTTACGTTACTACCCCTACTATGGTCGCGGCATCATCCATTGGACATGGGAACGCAACTACGCGATGGCCGAAGGGATGCTCGGCATGCCATTCAAAACCCACCCTGACATTGCCCTCATCCCTCAAGTCGCCTTATTCCTGTTGGTTTGGACGATGAAAACCGGCAAGGCTACGGGTGTCGCACTGCCACAATTTGTCGGCGATGGCAAACAAGACTTTCGGGGCGCACGTGCCGTGGTGAATGGCACGGATAAGCAAGATCACATTGCCCGCCTAGCTGAGAAATGGCTCGCGTATTTACAGGAGATTGCCGCATGAAACCTTCAGTTTGGGACAAAACTTTTACGGATGCAGCCAGCACTGCCTCTGTTGACTACGAGCCACAAGCTAGCACGAAACCGAGTCGCCCTGAGCGTAACCGCCAGCCGCAGCGGAATGATGAGCGTTATGAAGCGGGTGAAGGCGACTTGAAATGGTCAAGCCGTCCGAGCCAAGCGGTGCAACGCTTAGATGAGGATTATGGCGGTGATTATGAAACACCGCGCACTACGGATTATCGTCGTTATGAACGCACCTCAGCACGGCGCGAACCGATGCCGGGTAAGAAAACATATTTGTGGGCAGCGGGTTATGCGCTCACAGGCGTGGCGGTGTTATTAGGTCTTGAAATTCCCGGTGTTGATCTTAGCAGCGGGGATGCAATGGGCATGATCTGGGAAGCAGGTGCATTTGTCTTTGTCCGCTTGGGTATTAGCAAGATTTTTAAAAGCGAAAACTAAAGGAAGGCTATGAGCCAAGAAGCGAATGAGCGTTTAGCACGCATAGAAACCCAACTGGAAGGCATGGCAAAAACCTTAGATGGTGTTTCCAATAAACTGGATGATCAGAATGGTCGTTTGCATGAAGTAGAACACAAGACCAAAGTGACAGCGTGGCAAGCCAGCGGATTATTTGGCATTGGCTTTGCTGTGCTTACCGCAGCAATTAAAGAAAAGTTGGGGCTTTAAATGGCACACAGCGACGACAAGCGCGAGCAAGTACGCTATGCCGTCGTGCGCGGTGGCATGTCTTTGAGCGAAGCAGCCAAGCAAACTGGGGTGAGCTTAGCGACGATCCGGCAATGGAAAGCCAAGGCGCGGCAAGCGGGTGATGATTGGGATGTCGCTCGCCAAGCAGCAGTGATAGCGCAAGGTGGCATGGGCGATATGACCGGGCGCATCTTGGATGATTTTGCCTTGCAGTTTAAACGCACCATTGATGATCTCGAAAAAGCAACTGAGATGCCACCGTTAAGCCGTGCGGATGCACTGGTAAAGCTCTCTGATTCTTACGTCAAGATTATGCGCGCTGCCGCAGGCAGCAATACTGGACGCGCTAAACTTGCAGCTGCGCTGGAGATGCTAGAGTTATACAGTGATTTTATTCAAACACGGTTTCCAGCCTTAGCCAGTAGTTTTGTGGAAACCGTAGAGCCGTTTGGTGAATGGCTGAGTAAGCGCTATGGCAGCACGTGATATGAATGCGGACAAGTTCCGCAAGCAATTAGAAGGTTTAGCTGCTTCCCTCCGTGCTCGTATTGAAGCTGAAGTTGATCAGTTTAGCCCCGATCCACAAGCACAAGCGGCAAGGATCAAGGAATGCACCCATAATTTGGCAGCCTTTACCCGCCATTACTTTCCTCATTACACCCAGTATGCACCTAGTCAACTGCATCTATGGCTGTTTGACCGTTTACCTAAGTTAGTGGCTCACCCAAAAGGGCGGCATCTGGCCTTAGCTGCGCCACGTGGAGAAGCCAAATCCACCATGGTTAGCCTAATCTTCGTGGTTTGGTGTTTAGTCTATGAACGTAAGCATTACATCGCCCTCATTATGGATGCTTTTGATCAAGCAGCCACGATGCTGGAAGCGGTCAAAGCAGAGCTTGAGTCCAACCCACGCTTACGCATGGACTTCCCGCTGGCGACCGGGCAGGGACGTTTATGGCAGCAAGGTGTGATTATCACTGCGAATAATCGCAAGCTGCAGGCATTCGGCTCAGGTAAGCGGATGCGCGGCTTGCGGCATGGGCAGCATCGGGTGGATCTGGCTATCGGCGATGACCTTGAAAATGATGAAAACGTTCGTAGCCCTGAGCAGCGCGATAAATTAGAAGATTGGCTAAAGAAGACTGTCCTGCAATTGGGTGCTGCTGATGGCTCAATGGATGTCATCATTATCGGCACGATCCTGCACTACGATTCGGTGCTAGCACGCTTACTTAATAATCCCTTGTGGGAGCGCATTAAGTTTCAAGCCATTATTCGCTGGCCTGACAATATGCCATTGTGGGAACAATTTGAGGGTAAGTTACTTCACGAAGGTGAGGATGCCGCACTCGCGTTCTATGCAAAGCATCAAGTGACGATGGATGCAGGCGCAGAAGTTTCATGGCCTACTGCTCGTCCGTTAGTACGCTTAATGATTATCCGCGCTCGCGATGGTCATGCTGCTTTTGATTCTGAGCATCAAAATGATCCCGTCTCAGGAGAGGATGCACCCTTTGCTAACTGTATCCAGTTCTGGGTAAACCGCTTAGCTGAGTGGGTATTCTATGGGGCATGCGATCCTTCACTGGGCAAACAAGGCAATGGGCGTGACCCATCAGCATTGCTGGTAGGTGGGTTTAACCGCAGCACTGGCATATTGGATTGTGTCGAAGCACTGATTAAAAAACGCGTTCCCGATCTCATCATTGAAGACATTATTGCTTTACAAATGGAATACGCGTGCGTGCTTTGGGGCATTGAGTCAGTACAGTTTCAAGAGTTTTTCCGCACTACATTAATTAAGCGTAGCGCCCTGCTAGGAATTCCTGTACCTGCTCGTGGTGTTATACCGAATGCAGATAAAGTACTGCGAATTGAAAGCCTGCAACCTCATGTCGCTAACGGTTTAATTCGCTTACATCCTTCACAAACCACGCTGCTATCACAACTAAGACACTTCCCGAAGGCCGATCATGATGATGGCCCGGATGCTTTACACATGCTTTGGATGCTGGCGGTTTCAGGCCGCGGGCTGTTATTACCCGCCGCGATTCGCACTCCAACGCTTAATGATACACGCGGACAAGACTATGGCGATGTGCCGTGGGAGAGTTATTCATGATTCATAATATCAAAGCGGCCTTACGTACCTTACTGACCAAGCCCAGTGAAATTGTTACTACGGATAACGATCCTAATCTACTTAACTTATTAGATGTGCTGCCTAATCCTGATCCCATCTTATTGAAGCTCGGTAAGGATCAAGAGGTCTATGGCAGCATTATGTACGATGCGCATGTGTTGGGTGAGTTGCGTAGTGTACGAGCAGGCTTGCTAGGTTATGAGTGGCGCTTGATGCCGGGTGCTGAAGACCCTGTTTCTATGCAGGCGTTTGAACTCATTAAAGCGCGGATGGAGTCTCGTCCCACACCTGACTTACGCTGGGATGATTTCACATGGAATTGTTATCAAGCCGTGCTGCGTGGGCAAAGTGTGCACGAAGTGGGCTGGGCGTTTGATGGCAACTACCTGTGGCCGAACCTGATTAAAGACCGCCCAAACCGCCGCTTTGCTTATTCACTCGATCAAGAGCTGCGTTATTTAACCCGCACCAGTCCTATCTTTGGGGAGGCTGCACCGGATTATCGACGCTTTTTGATTACGCGACACATGCACAGTGCGGACAATCCTTATGGTGTTGCTGTGCTATCAGCCTGTTTTTGGCCGCATACCTTTAAGCATTCAGGCTGGAAATGGTTTGTTAAATTAGGTGAAAAATACGGCTTACCGTGGGCGGTTGGTCGCTACCCACAAGGTAGTGATACCAAGACCCAGCGTGAATTAGAAGATGCTCTGCGCCGGATGGTGGAAGCTGCCGTTGCTGCCGTGCCAGATGGGACAGCGATTGAGCTAATAGAACGCCAAGGTAGTGGTGGTGATAGTGTGCAAGAGCGCATTATTAATGTGGCGAATCGTGAAATGAGCAAAGCCCTCACCAGTCAAACCCTGAGCACCGAAATCCAAGGCAGTGGTAGCCGGGCGGCTAGTGAGACCCACCGCGAGCGCGAGCAAGGTGTCAGTAAATCGGATCGCGATATGATCAG